TGATTTTTATATAACCTATGAGGAGGTTAACAATGGCTCAGCCAAAGATGGTGTTGTTCGCGAGGAAAATACAGTTCGAGTCTAAATGGAATGAACTGTTCTTAAAGAACGGCGGAAAAATAACACCAGAAATGTCTCTGCTAGGAGATCAGATCAAAAAAACGATCAGAGAAATCTTAGCTGAACAAGAGAGCCCTAAAAACCCTAGAGATGAAGAAGTTCATCTTTACGCTGGCTAATTAGGACTTTTATATTGTTGTAAAACACTCTTTTTACCTAGGGATACCTTGCACTTTTCTATAATTTAATATATAAATTAATCACTATACAAATTAAATCAGAACATAGACGCGTATAGTCGACGGCCTAGAGACTATGTTCGAAAACTAGGAGGATATAATTATGGCAAATACTACATTTACAGGTCCGGTTAGATCGGAAAACGGTTTTTCTACAATCGTTAAAGATACTACAACTGGAGCTATCACTAACTCAATGACTTTTTCTGAGTACACTGCAACAGTAACTGTTGCTAATGGTCAAACTACAGGAAAAGAAGCAGCAATCGGTATTCCTGCAAACTTCATCCCTATGGGTGTTGTTATTGCATGTACAACTGCAGCTACAAATGCTGTTAACTTAGTTGACATTGGAACTGATGCAGACACAGATGGTTTCGTAGACGGAATAACTGCTGCTGTTAACTCAACTGGTTTCAAAGGATTTTTCCCTTGCAACGGTGTGTTAGGAATGTCAGGTGGAGCAACTACTGCTGCAACTGCAACTCCTGATGAAGTTGAAGTTGTATTAGATGGTGACCCAGGAGCAACTGGTGCAACTGTTGTACTTAAGTTCATCGGTGTTGCTGGTTCTTCAGACGCTAGTTAATAAATAATTCTTGTGGGCCTTCGGGCCCACATAAAATTTTAAGGAGAAAAATATGGGACGATCAACAGACGTAAAAGCAAAGTTTATTTCTGATACAACTGCTGCAGATGCAGATGGTCTTATTACTTCTACAACACCAGGAGCAGGTGGAGCTATTACTTTAAATGGCGCTCAAGTTTCAGGTGGAGTTGCAAGTTTTGGAGATAACACTGCTAGATTAATTACTGTAACATGTGCTTCAGATATTAATGCAAGAGTGTTTACAATTACAGGAACTGATGCAAATGGAGATGCATTAACAGACACTATTACAGGTGTTAATGCTAATACTGTTTCAAGTTCAGAATACTTTTTAACTGTAACAGAAGTTTCAGTTGATGATGGCACAGGGGCAGCTATTACAGTTGGAATGGCTGATAATGCATTAGGAATTATTTTTGCTGGTAGAACTAGAATTAGAGGATTACAATTATCTTCTGGTTCTGCAACAGCAGATGTTTCTTTTAGAAACACTTCTGCAACTGGAACTGAATTATTAAAATTTAGAACAGTTGGAGCAGCAAACGGTGACCAAACTTTTAATATTCCATCTGATGGAGTAGTATTTAGTGCAGGTGCATATTGTGCTTTTACAGTAGGAGACTTTAATTCCATTACAGTTTTCTACGACGGATAGGAGGCTAAATGGCCAATACAACTTCTGGAACAACAATTTTTGATAAGAACTTTTCTATTGATGAAATAATAGAAGAAGCTTTTGAAAGATTAGGTATTCAAGATGTTACTGGATATCATTTAAAAACATCTAGAAGATCTTTAAATATCATGCTCCAAGAGTGGGGTAACAGAGGTATTCATTATTGGGAAATAGCTGATACTAATATTGATCTTGTTCAAGGACAAGATACATATGATTTCTTTAGAGCTAGTACAGATGGAACAAGTGCAACTACAGTTCCAACAGACGGTATCTATGGAATGTCCGATGTATTAGAAGCACAGTTAAGACAAAACTATAACACAACAAATCAATCCGATTCACCAATGGTAAAAGTAGATAGATCTACTTACGCTAGTTTTTCAAATAAACTTTCACAAGGAACACCCAATCAATATTGGGTTGAAAGATTTATTGATAAAGTAAGAGTTCATATTTATCCAACACCTAATGCAACTTCTGCAGGATATTATATGCACATGTATTATATTAATAGGATTCAAGACGTTGGCGCATATACAAATGCAACTGATTTACCTTTTAGATTTGTTCCATGTATGGTTTCAGGATTATGTTATTATTTATCTATGAAGTATGCGCCAGAGTTTACTCAGCAAATGAAATTATTATATGAAGATGAATTACAGAGAGCATTACAGGAAGATGGTTCAGATTCAAGTACATTCATAACACCAAAATCTTACTACCCAGGAACTTAATATGTCTAAATTTGCTACAGGAAAAAGATCAAGAGCAATATCAGATAGATCAGGATTAGAATTTCCTTACAGAGAAATGGTTAAGGAATGGAATGGTTCTTTTGTGCATTTTTCTGAATATGAACCTAAACATCCGCAACTAGAACCTAAACCAATTCAAGCCGATGGTGTTGCATTATCAAATGTTAGACCTGATAGAGTTGAACCTGCAACCACTGTTAGAATACCTGAAGATGGTTTTGAAACTTACGAAGCAGGATCATCAATTATAAATGTATATTCCCCTGGTCATGGTTTAACGGATTCCGCAACATATAGATTTAGAGGATCACCAACAACTTCTGGAAATTATTCCAATCCTGAAACTTTTGATGGAATTACAGGAGCTAATATTGCAAAAGCAGATGGATATACAATAAGAACTGGTAAATACAAAAATGATGTAAGAGATGCATCAAGTGATTATTTAGTAACTAATTTTTTCTATTTTACAGTTGACACAGATACTGCTACAAGTGGAAATATAAAAGGAGGTGGTTACGGTTGTTCTGTTGGACCTGTAAACATAGAAGCATAATGAGATTTATTAAAAAATTTATAATGAAAATAATGGGTATTGAAGAGCAAGATCCTCATTTAGTTTTATATGAAGAAGTAAAACCAAAACACTGTCATAAGCATTTAAGATATAAAAAATCTTGTATAGATTGTCAGGAGATAGTTAAGTAATGGCATACACTTTAGCAAACTTACAAGATGATATTAGAAACTATACAGAAGTGGATAGCTCAGTTTTATCTTCAGGTATTTTAAATACTATTATTAAAAATGCTGAAAATACAATTTATAGAGAAGCAGACTCAGATGATAATAGATTTTATGCTACATCAAATTTACAGGCTGGAAATAGATATGTAACTATTCCATCTGATTTAAGATTTATAAGGTATGCTCAATTAACTGATTCATCTGGTAATCAAGTCTTTTTAGAAAAGAAAGATACCTCATATATGGCAGCTTATTATGATACTCCAGGTACACAATCAGGATTACCTAAGTATTATGGCAATTGGGATGCTAATTATTGGGTTGTAGCACCAACTCCAGACGATACATATTTAATTACATTAGCTTATACCAAACAACCAGATTCAATAACAGCTTCACCAGGAAGTACAGCTGGTACTTATGTATCTAATAAATATCAGGATTTACTTTTGTATGGATGTCTGGTAGAAGCATATGGATACTTGAAAGGTCCAGTAGATATGTTACAATACTATCAACAAGCATATCAAAAAGCTTTACAAACGTACTCTATCGAACAACAAGGTAGAAGACGCCGAGACGAATATCAAGATGGGGTTATTCGTACTCCTTTAAAATCACCATCACCGTAATAATAATTAAGGAGATAAAAAATGGCTAACATAGTACCTGACTCTTTTAAAACAGACCTACTTGGTGGTGTGTTTGATTTTGATTCTGGCGGATCAACTTTCAAACTTGCACTTTATACATCATTAGCTAGTTTTAGTACTTCTACAGCTGCATACACTGTTACAAACGAAGTTTCTTCGTCTGGAACAAACTATGTTGCAGGTGGAAATACTTTAACAAATAACGGTGTAGCAATATCAAGTAACATTGCATATGTTGACTTTGCAGATTTAACTTTTTCATCTGTAACTTTAACTGCAGTGGGTGCTCTGATTTACAAAGATACAACTAATGAAGCGGTATTAGTTTTAGA